ATTCTTAGACCAGCTAACCAAGATCGTCACATGATCAAGGCGTCTAACGAAACATACATCTTCGGTGTTGTATTCAGAGACGCATTACAGAACGCATCAGACCCACAAAGTACAGTAATTCATACTTGGAAATTTGCGTTTGTGTTCGATGACAAACAAAGATTATATTACGAACCAGAAGTAGAACAAATTCCTTCAGTACCTGGCGATAAATTCCGTGGTGATAACATCTTTAGTGTTACATTTAACAACCACACAGGTAATAATACAACCTTACAAGTAGGTTACTTTGTACAAGGTGGATCATCTGGTACACTCGGTACAATTCAAGGAGTCAATTTCACAGGTCCTGTAGCATCACCATACTCAACTGGTAGTGTGACAATATTGGTTACATCTGGTGTAAATGATGTATTCCAAGACGCTGAGAAAATATTCTATGATGCTGTAGCAGCAAATATTATTACTGACGTTAATAATCCTAGTGTGTCACAAAGATTTGACGTTGTAGATGCTGAGTCATTAAGACCAGAACTTGAGACAATCTCTAACCAGATCTATCAGCACACTATTGACAGTGAGAGAGAAACAGTATCTTTCTCTGCTGACTCTACAAGAGTTGATACAACAACAGATAGAATTACAATTACTGCACACGGTTTTGTAACTGGTGATAATGTTGTATATGATAAAGACGAAAATACAAACCCACTGCCAGGTTTAATTGATGGCACACGTTATTGGGTAAGAAAGGTAGATAACGATACTATTGAATTATACGATCTAGAGATAAATGCTATTGCTAACACTAGCATAACTCAGGGTAAAAAAGATCTTACAGGTGTGTCTCCTGATACTAAGTTCCACCAGTTGACAACTGGTAATGTGATGTTTGAAGACAATCACATCTATGTTACAAATCATCAGTTTATAACTGGAGATGGTGTTGTCTATCGTGAAAGCAAGATGGGTGGCATCGGTGGTCTTGTTGACGGTACTGCATACTTTGTATACAAAGAAAGTAATAACTGGTTTAGACTTGCATCATCTGCTGCTAACGCAACTCAAAAAGATGCATCAGGTGCTGACAATCCAGTAACATTACCTCTAACATCTGCAGGAAAAGGATTCCATAGATTTGATTTACAGAATAAATTATTGTCAATTACTACTATTGACACTTCATTAAACACTATAGCAACCTATAACGGTCCTATCTTTACTTTAGCAACTTCTGCTGCATCATCTGATTTCCATGATTATGAAGTTGGACAAGAAGTTAATATCTACGGTTTCCAAAATACTGCCATAAATTTTGGTACATCTACTAACAGCAGTTACACTATCAGTGGTGGTTTAATCACCGTTACAGTTACAGGTGTAGATAACTCTCTTACTAGTGCACTGTTTGGAAATTGGCAGACACTAGGTGAAGCTGGTATCACATTTAACTTTACTGGTGCGGATTCTAGATTCAGTAAAACATATCACATCAGTTCATTTAGTGTAGGGTCTGGTACTCCAACATTACCTAATAACTCAGATTTAGGTTTAGGTCATGCAAGATATAATAGTTCTAATACTACAATCACATTTGTCTTAAAGCAAGCAAATATTGATACTGCTAGTGATGTAACAACATCTTCTGGAACTGGCGTTTCTATACTTGACAACTTACAAGATCTTAACGGTAGAAAATATATCACACATCGTATAGAACGTGCTGACGGTTTCTCACTACAGTTTGTAGTAAGAGCAAACATATCCCAGATTGGTGCTTCTATTAACCCAACTGGTGACCAGTCTGTTGTTGGTTCTAACAACTATGTTCTAGCATCTCTACGTAACTCACCTTATGGATTTACTGCCATCAATCAAGATGACAGATTTAGAGATGGTGCTGAAAATATTAAGAATAACCAAGAGTTTATTGCACAGGAGGCAACAGCATATGTCAAATATTATTATGAATCATCCCTTACTCGTAATAACGCACTTACTATTGGTGGAACAAACTTTGGACAAACCTCAGATACAGTAGCAAGGAGCATTACAGAATGGTCAGTAAGTGGTGAAACTGCAACAATCAAGATTCAGAAAGGACATAACTTATATCCTAGTTTCAGTCAACATACACCTACCAATGCATCGTACACACCTGGCAACGGTAACTTTGTAGTAACTATCAATGGTCATGGATTCCAAGTAGGAGATCTAATTAAGTTTGATGCGGGTGCAATCGTAATGGAGTGCGACACCGACTCTCGTGCAACACAACATCCTTATCCTAGAGGTGGTGACCCTGCATTTGATAAGTGGTTAAAAATTAAATCAAAAACAACCAATACATTCACCGTTGATGTTGGTATATCATCTGATACCTCAACACATTACTTTGTAAGTGCAGGAACTAACTCAGTTAAAAAAGCATTAACATCTCAAGTAACTATTACAGGATCTGGTAACGCTACTGTAAATGGAACTCATGGTCTTGCAGACATTTATGATGACAGAGAGTTCTCAATAGATCTTGGGTCAACTGCTGCTGCAGGACAATCTGGAACTGGCGGTACATTTACAGATCTACAAAAACCATTTAGAACACCTAACAGTCTTCCACAAGATAACAAGTATGGTGATGTTTCTGAGTTACTATTTGGTAACGCAGACATGATTGCAGACTATGCAGTCAATAAGATGCTTGCTAATAATAGTGGTTATACTATTCCCACAGGAAGCACAGCATGTTACGATGACGTCAGAGACTTTATACAAAAATGTGTAGCACATAACCTCAAGTGGGGTGGTAATGATAGAGTATACGATCAAGCAAAATTCTATATTGATCCTGGTTTCTCATTAACTAGAGATCGTTACGTAGAGGTATTCAACAATGCAAAAGATGCTTGTATCTTAGCAGGAAGAAATCTACCAATATACAGATCAACCTATGCTACAAAATTACAGTATTATCATAATGCAACCTTAGACACAGGTGCAGGAACAGTTCGTCGTGACGCTGCAACTCTTATACAAAAGAACCTTGAGTTCATTGCATTTGAGGCAGTTCAACAATACAACATAGATAACCCATCACATAATGTGCCTGGCGGAAATCAAAACTGTATTGATGACGCTTTAGATGTATTACGTACTGTTGTATACAACCTAGCATATGGTGGTAACGAACAAGTTTATGATGCTGCTGAATTATATACAAACTCTACTTTCCTAGATGGAGAGGAGACAGAATCACGTGCTGTATTTGCATTAGTCAACACAATTGCAAAACAAGTTTTAGAGAGTCAAACTGTTACAGTAGAGGGTAATCATGGATTTACTCAGGTTACTGATAACGTCAACAAAGGAACATCTGTAGAAGCAAATCTAGTAGATGAATTCTTCACAATTATTGACACTGCTATCGCTAACGATAACATGTCACATGCGACTAGAACAGTTGCAACAACTCCTTCTTGTGCAAACGTTATCTCATCAATTACAACCTTCTTTGACACTGTTACAACAGCGTTAGGAAGTGGTACTACAGCAGGATCTGTATCAGGTGTAACAAGAACAACTGCACCTGGCGATCAACAATGTATTGATGACGTTGTTAAGATTACCAGAGCATTCCAGTATGACTTGCGTTATGGCGGTAACTCTAAGATTGTCGAGGCAGCAAACTTATACATTTCTGGTGCTAGTGGTGTTCAACACGTTGCAACTGAGGTCACATATACCCGTGCAATATTTGCTGCAGCAAAAGAATTAGCAATAGACGCAATAAGAAATAATTTAGAAGTGGGACAATTCTCACAAATAGCACCTAGATCAAATGGTTCTATTACTGTAGACTCATCCGCACCTGAGTGTGCTAACGTTGTATCTGCATTAGTTACAAACTGGGGTATTCTTGATAACGTATTGTCTAGTGGTAATGCGTATGGTGGAACAGTAACAAATCCTGATCCTCTGATTACAGAACAAGATCAAAGCAAATATTCATTCCCACTTGTAAGTACATTCCTAGATCTTCCAGTTATTGAAGCATCACCATATATCCAGAACTCTTCACTTATATCATTCCTTGGTGGTTCTGGTTGTGAAATTGATGGTGCTAAAGTCGCTACACCTAACGTTCCTAGACCTGGCTTAAAACAGAATGCACAAGGTGCTACTGTTGCACAGTTTGACCCACAGGGTAAATCCATGGTTGCGAACGCATTCACCATTATATGTTTTGGTGGTACTGCATATAACGTCACCAATGATGGTTACACCCAGTTGGTGTCAGTGTTTGCTATCTTCTGTCAAGATGGTATCTTATGTCAGTCTGGTGGTTATGCATCAGTTACTAACTCAGCATCTAACTTCGGAACATTTGCTCTAAGAGCAACAGGATTTAGGGCAGAGGCATATTCATTTGACGTTGGTGTTATTGATTCTATTACAGATGACACGGATGGTAATGGAGTTCCTACAGGAAGACAGGTTGTACAGGTATCTGGTACAACACTAACAGGTATACCTATTGAAGATTATATCATCAAGATTGATGGTTACACATCTACTGACCCTGCTGTTGAGCACATTATTCTAGAAACAGAAGTTATTTCTGGTACACCTGGCACACAGATTGTTGCTAAGATAACAACTAACCGTGCGATGGACTTCTCTGATGGAAGTAACCGTTATCAATCAAGTAATGATCCATCATTTGCTGCAGGAAGTTTACCATTAAGCAATCTTCTTAATAAGACAATTAGATTCCACAGACCATCTGTTGTTAACTCATCATCACACACTTGGGAATATGCAGGATCAGGTAATACCTACGCTGCGTTACCACAGAACGGTGGTGTTGGACAAGGAACTGCATTTGAGGCAGCAGAACAATCATTCGGACAAGTTTATACATCAGGAACTAACGAGTTGGTGACTTTAAAGTTGGTAACTTTGTTACGATCTTCAACAGAACTGGTGCTATCAGTTTCGTTGGAACAGTTAGTATCTCTGAACTATCATCTATTAAGATTGTTGGTGGTGACATCACAATTACAGGATTCTCACAAGATGATAACTTAGGTGGAACATTTGCATCTGATAGTTTACTACCTACACAGGCATCAGTTAGAGATTATATTTCAAACAACTTAGGACCTTACCTCAACCAACCATACTCTACAAACGCAGTTCCATCTGCTCTTGTTCAGTTAACATCATCTGGTAAGATTAACATTGACCAGATTCCTGCATTACGTCCATTTAATATTACATCTGTTGCATCTACAGCAGAGAGACTTGCTATCGAAGATGCTAACGCGGGTGACATTGCGATTGAAACAACAGCAACAACATTCAACGTTGCATCTGCATCAGTCAATACATCTAATGAACAGATTACAATTGCATCACATGGAACCAATACTGGTGATCTATTAACATATACACAAGGAACATCTGCAATAGGTGGATTAGGAACTGGTGTAGATTACTATGTTATTAAGGTAGATGACAATACCATCAAACTTGCTACTACTGAATCTAATGCTAGTGGTGGACAAGCAATTGATTTAACAAATCAAGGTTCTGGAACTCATCAGTTCAAGACACAGGGTGTTGCAATATCATACATTCTTGAGAATGATTTAGAATCTCAGTTCTTAGCATTTACACCAAATAGTAATTTTACATTTAGTAATGGCGACATTATTGTTGGTAGTTCTACAACTGCTCGTGGTACTGTAAGTGATTACAATGATGGAACAATATTCAACTTCGTAATCTCAAATGCGGGTGATAGTTACACTGGAGACTTCCCTCTTACAATCTCTGCACCTGATGACACAGTAAATGGTGTTCAAGCAGTTGCTACAGCAAACGTTGTTAACGGATCAGTAACTAAAGTTACTATCGCAAATGGTGGTAAAGGTTACTACACTCAACCAACTGTTCAAGCAGCAGTGTCATCTGGAACTACAGCGATTATTGTTGCACAAATAGAAGCACGTGTAAGTATTGCGATTGCAAATAACATTAAGTTTGACGCGGGTGACTTTATACTAGATCAAGGTTTAGTCAATGAAGGCACAGGTACTTACAGTCAAAGTGGCACTACAATTACTATCACTGAAAACTCACACGGTTTATCTAACGCTGCACTAGCGTTTATTGACTTTACAAGTGGTGGTGCATCTGATGGTTTCTACACCATATCACTTATCAACTCTAATCAGTATTCTGTAACCTCACCTTCTAGTGGAACCAATAGTGGTAACATGGCAAGGAAGAGAATCATTGACCTTTCCAGAGTTATCAATACATCTGCATCTAACGCTGCAAACTGGACACAGTTAACATCAACAAACATTGATGCTTCTAACATTGTTGCGGGTATCATTGACCCAGAAAGATTAGCAAGTAAAGGTGCTGCAAACTCATT